AAGATCCATATAATCTAACTGAGTTACACCACCAACATCAAATACTGTATTTGTTCTACCCATAATAACAACTTCACTTTCACTCACCAAACCCCAAGGTGAAAATCTTTTCATCAACTTTTCACCTAATATTCTATCAAGTCTTTTACAAATATAAGGTATGTCATAAAGTTGAATGTTCCAACCAGTGATAACATCTGGAACATCCTGCATCCAATAATTTATGAATGATGTGAGTAATTCGTGTTCAGTAGGACAATGATGATATATTACATCATTCCTATTATTTTGAAAGGGTTTGCTACCCCAAGTAACAATCTGCTTAGTTGTGTAATCTTGTATTGTGATTGCCAAGATTTCTTCCACGCACGATTCAACATCAGGGAAGCCTTGCTCAGACGCAACTTCAATATCCAAAGTAACAAGTTTAATTTTAGATATGTCAAACTTGATTTCATCCTCTGGGTATTTCTCTGAAATATATTGATAGATATACCTGTCATTCCCATATATTTCAAATCCCTCAACATCTTCGTACTTCTTATAGAAGTCACGACATTCTCGCACCGTGCCTGGATTAATTGCCTCAACTGCTTCTCCATTTAATGTTTTATATTTAGTCTTCTTTTGGGATTTAACAAATAGAGTCGGAAAGAACTCATCACGATGTTCATACCTTCTACCATTTTCAACTCCACGGACAAGAAACTGATTGCCGATTAGTTGAACATTGGTGTAGAATTTCATTCTTTAGTAAGATCTAAGTATTTTTCAAGTAAGGTGGGAGTGGGCTCAACAAGAGTAAGAATCTTATCAGAACTCAGCATGAATATATCATCCTTTGTTACTTTAAGCAACCAAGGTTCTAAAACCAATTCATCCTTGATGATAAAAGGATTAATTAATTTACAATCAGGTTCACCAGGAACTACAGCTGCAACCTCTTCAATTTCACTAATCAGCAGTTGTTGACTCATCAGAGTCACTACCTTTACTATTTTGGTCATTTCCTACTACATCCTCCAAATACATTTGTTTAAGTTTTTCTTTTGGTTCTACCATAGTGATTACCCAGTCTGCAGGAACTGGCACACGAGATTCAGCAGATAAAGGCATCCACGGAAACATGGACACTTGAAAAGCAGATTTATTTTCAGTTGGTTGTTGACCCTCTTTTAATTTTACTACACATGCTTTATCGAAAAAATATCCTACAACTCTTTTAGGAGTCTCTAAAGATCCCTCTTCTCCGACAGCCATTTCAGTTACATCAGTGATGATATCTTCACCTGATTTTAGTAACACAAGTTTGATTGTCATAATTCATATCTACCTCATTATATTATAAGAAAAAAAAGAGAGTCTGTCAAGACTCTCTCTTCTTCTGCATTTCTTCATCTACAATGTCTTGCAGTTTTTCAAATTCTTTGACACGTTCAATGTCCATAAGTAATTGAGATAGTTGAGTTACAACTAATGGTTTTTCACAAGTAGCAGCAGTCTTAATTGCTGATCTAAGACATCCTTCTGCTTCGAGCAGATAGTCGTGGGTTTTTTCAGATAGTGCCATAATTAAAGATACTCTTTACGAGCGTGGTGTTCGGGTACTATCTTATTTAGTTCTATTGTTAATAATCCATCTTCAAACTTGACGGATCCAACCTTCGTATCATCGGTGACCGTCCAGATCCGTTCAAAGGAGCGTTGGGCCAATCCTTTATGGACAAATTCTCCATCAACTTTTGATTCTTCTTTCTTGCCTTCGACATGTAATTTTCCAAACTCTGTATAGACTTTGAGTTCATCTTTCTTAAAGCCCGCAAGTGCGATTTCGAGTTTCGACTCATGATTATTCAACTGTATTAGATTATATGGTGGATAATTAGATTGTGGAATATCTGAATTAAAGAAACTATTCAGATAATCATCCATTCCTATGCTATTCTTAGTTATCCTATCAAATAGATCGGGAAGATTAGCAGCGTGATACCTTGCTAGTGTGTTCATGGTTCTCCTTATTAAGCGAGTGTGAATTGTGTACCCTTACGGCGTACACTACTAATTATACAAGCAAGCATTAAAAAGAGGGGTGTGAAACCCCTCCAAATTCTATTCGGTTTTCTAGTCTAAAACTAATCTGCATTCTCGAACGCAACTTTTGTCGTCTATTGCACAGTCAGTAATACACTCAAAGTATTCTGCCACTTGATCTGTTTCCTCATATGAAGGCCATGCTTTGAGATTATTGTACGAAATTAAATTGTGCATTTTACCCCCAGTTTAAGTTTTTGTATTATCCATAACCAATTTAGTTTAGGATCATTTGTCTCCATATTAACACAAAAGTATTTATATGTAAAGGGTATTTTTTTAAGTATTTGGTAAAGTTACGTATCCTCTGTTGGTTTAACTTTCTTTCCTATATTATATTTCTGTTCTAAAATCCAATCACCCTTATCTTTATATGCCAAAACTTTAATTTGATTTAAAGGAGCAATATCAGTCACAGATTCTGGTTTTACAACTGATATCAATCCCCAATCAGATAAAAGTCTCGCTATGCGATTACGTCTCTGAATGTCATTAGATGAAAGATTAGCAGACTTACCATCTAACGCAAATAATTCTTTAAAGTGAACGATATAATATCTTCCTTGTTTATGCAGTATATGACAGGATTGATAAAGTTTCTTTTCCTTTCTTGATGCAACCCCGATTCGTGTTAAAGTCTCACGAACTTTTAGAAAGTCATCAGGTTCATTAAGAAGAACCTCCACCATTTGATCCTGAGACCACTTTACTTCAGGTTCTACCGTAGTAGTCATTTCGATCCTCCAGTTTCAAGTCGTTGTTTAATAAATTCGATTTGCTCTTTAGTTAAAATTTTCAGAGCTTGTAATGCTTTTTCGTTACTATAACCATAGTATTGTTTAATGATTTCTAAATCCGTGACTTTATCCTTTCGGAGCCAGGGAGAGAATCTTTTTCTTTTCCTGAGACTATTTAGATAAAATGAATATTGCATGTCTTTATCTAAATTAGGATATTTATTCATCTCATTGGCAAACATGATAGCATCAACATGATTTGACAAACAACGATTAACAATAAACGGAGGATACTCTTTAATGACAGAAGGATCTTCCTCAAGAAGATTTTTCTTATTAAAATTAATAGAGTTCAACCAATCTTTTAATTCTGTCATCTTCCCTCTTTTGATTTATTACGAATGGTGATATGATTACCTTCAATTGCAAACTCCAAATAATCTCCATGATCCCACTCAAGTTCCTCATAAAGATCATCTAATTTTTTCATATCATCCCACAGATCAGTGGGAGTAGGTTCACCCCAAAAAGGATTTTCGTCTGGATTCATCGTATTATTTGAATATTATTATCTTCCGTCCAGAGTTCGACCTCAGTTCTGAATCTTCCTTCTTTTTTAAGTTTCTCATAGCGTTTCCCTGCTTTACGTTTCCACCAAGATATAATGTTATCTAGGTAGAATTTATCCCAATTAGGACCACGTATTAAATTTTCTTGCTCACCAAGCAAAACTTCTCTAACATTTCCATATCCATAGTCAGATGTATACGCTCTTTTTCTTTGAGTTAAATTAAATGCATTACCAATTACGCTATTAAATTGTTCTAGTTTTTTAATTTGACCATGTTCCTTTAAAGAATTCTTAGTCCATGAAATCATCCTAGTTTGTCTCTTCATCTTTTTAGATGAAACATAACTAGGAGTTACAGGATTATTATTATTAATAACAGTAAATCGATCATGAAGTTTATGAAATGCTTTGTCATGAAGCAAAGGAAGAAACTTACTATCTGTCAATCCCCTAAATCTTATAAAAGGTTTGAGACCATCATATTGAGATGCAGATGTTGTAGATCCATACAATGAAGTAGTTTCAAACCATCCAATATCTTTATCAAAAACTTTATTTAAATGTTCTCTCGCAAAATGAGAAACACACATAAGGGCAAGAAGTTTTCCACCAAGACAGTTATATCCAAAAGGCTGAGAGGGAACGATTGCAAATCCCATCGCAGCATGACGATTAAATATTGAAAGGTTTGCTGGTTGACCAAGATATTCATTTCTTGGTTTAGAATTGATAGTTGGAGATCCAAATCTAATAAATCCAATTATTTTCTTACTATTTTTTTCATATACTATCCAACGCAATTCTCTACCAGGAATATTTTTTTCAATAATTGCAGAGGAAGTAGCAGTTAAAAGTTCATGATAATACGCTTGAGGCACAGACTGTTGAAATCTTTCTCCAACAAATCTTACCTCAAAATCCATATCTTCAGGATGAACGTCCTCATTAAAAAATTCATCTTTCAAAGAGACTATGGACTTACCTCTTTCATTTACTGCTGCTTCTTTAGTAACACGAATATAATCTTCAATAGTTTTAAATCTTTCAAAGTAATTAATAAATTGATCAGCAGCCCATATAGCATCTGTTTCACTAATAATCATAATAAAAAAAATATTTTAATCGTGTTCGTGGTTTAATTTACCAGACATCTCATAAGCTTCTTTATTTCCTCCATGTCCATGTGCGATGCCTAGTTCATGCATTTTAGCATGTTCGTCAATCTGATCTCTCAAATTCTTCTTACCTGCTCCAAATGTAAGATAGATTCCATAAGCAACTAGACCACCCAAAACTAAACCAAAGAATAAAATTAATCCTTGATCAGGTGTAAGGTTTAAATGTTGAATAAGAACATCATCTTGTTTTTCCCATGTACCAGGTAAATGGTAAATAGATGGTTTTGATAAAAAAATCATTTTAAAATCTCCATGATTGAAACAACTGTGATAACGATTGAGCTAAGTCCTAAAAATAAAACTGTTAATCCAAACCATCCGAAACATGTCATTTGAATTTACACTCAGCCATAATTTCAGTAAGACATGCAATCATATTTATTTCTTGATCTGGCACAACATTTAACCAGGCTTGATATTTTGCAATAGTAAGAACGGCAGCAGGAATAGTGCTAGGGACAAGGGATTTGTTAAGACTATCGTAAATGCGACGCAGTAATACGTCAGAATCATTATCCAAATTAGTGTTGACCCATTTACATACTTCAGTAAAGTTTTTTTCTTTGAGTTTTTTAATGAGATCATCTACCTTTGCGTCACTAAAATGTGCAAGCACACCACTATCTATCTTTCCTCCTACAGAGTATCTTTGACACTCATTAAGAACTCTTCTCCAATCAGGAAAATGTTTATTAATAAGTTCAGCAAGGACTTTCTTATCTGCTTCTATTCCTTCTCTTTGCAATATTGTGTTAAGACGCTTGAAAAAGCGTGTTGCGATGTCTGCTTTTTGCTTTCCTTTAATTGCAAAGTTGATGGTTGTGCATCTACTGTGGAGGGGTTCAATGATTTTGTTCTTGTAATTGCAGGTAAAGATAAATCTGCAGTTTCTGGAGAACTCCTCAGTAGTCGCTCTAAGAAGGAGTTGTACATCGGGAGTGGTATTGTCTGCTTCATCGATGATGATGACTTTGTGTTTCGCCAAACTCGTGAGAGATACCGTAGACGCAAAGTTCTTGGCATTATTCCTAACAGTTTCAAGAAACCTTCCTTCATCAGATCCGTTAATGACATAGTAATCTACTCCTAATTGTTTACATAAAGCTTTTGCTACTGTAGTTTTACCACACCCTGCGGGACCAGCAAGAAGCATATTTGGTATCTCACCTTTATTTACAAATTCTAGAAAAGTTTTCTTAGTTTGTTCTGGTAAAATACAATCTTCAATTGTTTGGGGTCGGTACTTTTCAACCCAGAGAAATTCATC